GCCGTTGCTCGCGCTGTCGTGTCGGTTGACCGTCCTACGCTGTGCGCCGAATCCGGATGGCCAAGGGAACGCGCCGACGCCGGCGGATCTCGCTGCTGCAGCGGTCACGAACCTCGATGACCTAGAGGCCATTCTCGTTGGCATGGGCGTGGCGGTCGAGGCACTCATCAACAATGGCGTGATTCTCGATTACTCGCTGGATGCGCCGTCCCCCACTGGGCCGAACGGCGGCTGTGTTGGCGTCACGCAGACGTTCGCCATCGGCTTCTCAAACCGATGGGGGCCGTGCTAATGCCTGTGCATCATGAGTATAATCCTGCCGCAATGCACAAGATCCTTAAGAGTCCACAGGGTGGGCTCGCCAAGGACATGCTGAAGCGTGCAGTGCGTGTGCAGGCGCTCGCGAAGAAGAACCTGCAGCGTCCACCACAGCGTGTGAAGACGGGGCAACTTCGCGCGTCGATCACGATCACGCCGTTTCTGGTGCAGGGCTATCCTGCGTTTCGCGTCGGGTCTGCGCTGCCTCACGCGCGTTTCGTGCATGATGGCACAGGCATCTACGGCCCACATCATCAGCTCATCGAGCCGAAGACTGCGAAGGTGCTGGCGTGGAAGGGTAACATGGGTGAGTTCGTCTTTGCCAAACATGTCAAGGGTATGCCGCCCAATCCATTCCTCAAGGACGCGCTCATAGCGGCGAAGCTGTGAATTGATCTTAGAAGCACGCACACTGCGGCGGGCGGTTTACGGTAGTTACATGGCCGACATCGTACAGATCATGGACTTCGCGGCGGATGACACTGCGCCCGAGTTCATGGTGGGGCCGCACTACTTCAAGTGCGCCCCGGACATTCCCCTGAGCCTCGCTCAGCAGATCGCACAGTTCAAGCAGTTCAAGGAGACGCTCGAGGAAAGTGGCAGCATGGAGCCGCTTCTCGCACTCTTCGACCAGCTTCTTGATGAGGAGTCAGCGGCGCTCTTCCGCGACTGCGTCGCCAAGCGTATCATCGGCATCAAGCGAATCATGCGCATCATCCCGTGGATCCTGGAGGAGTACGGTCTAGGCCACCCTACCCAGCCGTCGTCGCCCTCATCTCCTGGGTCGAACGACGGAGGAACTGGTCCTACTTCTCAGGGTGGTGCGTTTCCCGCGGCATTGGCCTTGGGCGGCTCCCGCTAAGGGAGGCGCTCGACCTCATCCACTACTTCATCATTGAGCATACGGTAGAGGAAGATCGACAGAAGGTTAACATGCAGCTGACTGGTCCGCGATTGCACGATGCTCGCCGCCGTGCTCTCATCAAGGCGCAGTCACCTGACGAGCCTCCGATGCCGTCGTGGTGGGACGAGGATGACGCTGCTGAGTCCTCTATCATGGCGGCACGACAGCTTGGCCTAGCGAGATAGGTGCGGACGTGGCGAACGAACCGATCGATAAGGCATATGTCGAGATCACGCCCGATGTCAAGAACTTTGACCGGGACGTCGACCGTGCACTCGATCGGTCGTTCGACCGCATCGAGGACAAGCTCGACGATCTCACCGACACGATCGAGCGCCAGTTCGATCGTCTAATCGTCACTCTCGACGCGCACTTCGATCGCCTGCAGTTGACCGCAGAGAATGCGTTCGACGAGATCCAGGATGCTGCCAGAGACGCCGGTAAGTCCATCGCTACGGACATCACCATCGGCGCGAAGGTCGCTAAGCACGAGATCGACGATCTCGCCGATTCGGCGGATCATGACTTCAATCGCATCGAGCGGAAGGCGCGTGGCTCGGGCTTCTCCATCATGGGGATCTTCTCCAAGATGGGCAGCGGCATCGCGAACATCTTCTCGAACATCGGCGAGACGGTCTCGAATCTAGGATCGAAGATCAGTTCCTCCCTCGGCAGCACCATCGGTCAGGTTGGGTCGAGTCTCGGAACGGTCTCGGGAAGCGTTGGCGGTGCGCTGCAGTTTGCCGCGTACGGCATCGCAATTCCCTTGGTCCTGGGCCTCGCAGGTGCCGTTTCGCAGCTCGTCGGTGCTCTCGCTGCACTTCCCGCCGCTGCGGGAGTGGCGGTCACTGCGATCCTGCCGCTCGTTCTCGCGTTTCACGGCTTCACTGATGCGATCGGTGCCGTCCTCGAGGGTGATCCCGAAAAGATCAACGAGGCGCTGAAGAAGCTCTCTCCCAGTGCGGCGTCGGTCGTTAAGGAGTTCTCTGCCCTCGTCAAGCCGTTCAAGGAGATCCAGAAGCTCGCCCAGGAAGCGCTCTTTAAGCCACTGGTCGGGACTCTCACGCAACTGGCGACTGCCGTCTTGCCGGCGCTACGCACGGGTGTGCCACTGGTCGCGAATGCGTTCGGGCGGATGTTCGAGTTCATCTCGCGGGCGTTCTCTAACGGTGAGTTCCAAGGTGTTCTCGTCAACACGTTCGCGACGACAGCGCGGATCATCGAGGGCATCACACCCGAGCTAGGTCGATTCGCCGAGCTCTTCATCTCGCTGTGGCAGCTTGGTCTCCCGTTCGTTGAGCGATTCTTCAGCGTTCTCACACGCGGCTTCGGAGTCTTCAACAGCTTCATTGAAAAGTCAGTGAACGGTGGAAAGGTCACCGGCTGGCTCGAGAAGGCGTGGCACGTCGGAAGTCAGTTGTGGCAGGTCTTTAAGCAGCTTAGCATCTACGTCGGGACGCTCCTCGGTTCGTTTGCAGACGAGGGCACCGACACACTTGATGGCATCATCGCTGCGCTCGCAAAGGCGAATGAGTACCTCAAGTCTACCGAGGGACAGGAGACACTTCACAACCTCGGTGTCATCGTCCACTGGGCGGGAAACGCGTTCGTCTTCCTGCTCGACAACATTAGCGCAGCATGGAGCGCACTCAACGGATTCTTCGCGTTCATCCGCGGCATCGGACCGTTCTTCGCGGGTATCGGTCGCTGGTTCGCCGATCTCTGGGACGACATCGTAAGCGGTGTCTCGTCGGCGTGGACCTGGATCAAGAACACTGTCGTCGGCGCGTGGAACGCCATCGTCAACTTCTTCACAAGTACCGGCTCGTCGATCGGCTCGTTCTTCTCAAACCTGTGGACCGGCATCGTCAATGGCATCGTCAGCTTCGTGAACGGCGCGATCGCCTGGCTTCGCGCGTTCCCGGGTGCACTCAAGCAGTTCATCGTCGATGCGATCAATCAGACGGCCTATAACATCGGTTACATGATCGGCTTGATGATCCGATTCTTTACGACGGATCTGCCGAACGGCGTGATGGCTGGTCTACGATACCTGCGTGATGGCGCGATCAACACGTGGACGAACATCGTCAACTTCTTCACAGAGACGATCCCAAACCTCGCGACGAACGTGGGCATCTGGTTTAGGGATGGCTTCATCGCGGCGTACAACTGGGTTGTGTCGACCGGGAACATGATCCTCAACTGGGTCGGTGAGCTTCCCGGAAAGATCGGTGACATCGTCGGCCGTGTTCAGAGCACGGTGAGCAACGGCTTTGATCGCGCATGGCGCTCTGCGTACAACTGGGTAACGAAGCACGGCTCTGACATTCTCAACTGGGTTGGCGGTCTTCCGGGGCGGATTCAAGGCGCGGTCAACAGCCTCCTTGGCATTGCAGAGAACATCGGCCGTGACATCGTTCGCGGCATCATCAACGGTCTTAAGTCCGCTGGCGGTTGGCTCGTTGACGAGGCGAAGAACCTGGCACGCCGGGCGTTTGAGGGTGCGAAAGATGCACTTGGCATCAACTCGCCGTCCAAGCTTTTCATGGAGCTGGGCATCGGTAGTGGCGAGGGTTTCGTCAAGGGTCTCCGTGAATATCCGATCGGCAACGACGTCGGATCGGCCATTAAGACGCCGATCACCCAGTTGGGACGCAGCATGGGCAACCACGCCGAGCAGTCCATTCCCAATGTGAACATAGGCGGGGCGCAGATCATCGCGTATCTTCAGATCGGTGATGATCAGCTGCACCCCGTGATGGTGCGTACCATCCAAGATAACCCACAGACCGTGGCCCTCGCCGCCGAGCAGGGTACGACGCAGCTGGCACGGAGGCGATAGTGGGACTAGGATTCACGACGACGCCGCTCAAGAACCCGAACAACTGCGTCGACACCTACGCGCCGTCGTTCTGGCTTGGTAAGCCCGGTGCGCTGACGCAGTTGCGGATGCCGAACGCCGGATATGTTCGCGGGGCGAACGATAACTTCGCGGTGCACACGCTACTCGATGGCCAGTCTGCCGATCGGTCGCCATATGTCTGTCGTGCGTGGCAGTTCCAGCACGAGTGGTTGACTCCTGATGTGATGTCAGTGCTTATGGAGTACGCGACGCGGCAGCGTGGTGTTGGGCCGTTCATCCTCATCGATCCACAGATGAAGAACCTGCTCACACCGAACCAGGCGTCTGGCACCGACGCACTTCATACCTCCGAGGGCTTTAGCGTCGATGCAACGTCGGCGATCGTGGTGCTTGACACGTTCTCTCGCACGGTCTCTGGTTCGTGGGGCACCGAGCCCACATCGGGTAACTCCTGGAACGCGGCATCGGCGCCATCGGCGATGAGCACGACCGGCGCACAGGCTCGCATTCTTCCCAGCGTCAGCAACGCGCTGTACTACAACACCGTCGTCGCGGGCAACCCCAATGGCTCTCCCGATCACACCATAGCGATCAAGGTCACGCTATCAGTTGTGCCGAGTGGTGGGCCAATCACGTTGCGCGCGACTGCTCGTTGGACGGATCTCGCGAACTTCTACAACGCCTCGATCACCGTCGCAACGACGGGTATCGCGACATTGTCGATGTCGAAGAGTGTGCTCGGCTCCGGCTCGGTGATCGGCTCGTCGTTCACACTTCCGAGTACTCACGCCGCGAGTGATCAGTGGCAGATCGTTCTCGACGTGCGTGGCACCACGATCCGTGCGAAGGCGTGGAACATCACGAAGGGCGAGATTGACCCGGGCACGTACTACCTCACCACGACTGACACATCACTCACGACTGGTGTGCAGGCGGGCGGTGGTGTTCGACGCGAGACGGGCAACACTGACAGCACCATCGCCGTGCTCTACGATGACGCGCAGATCACCGCTTACTTCACGAACGCCCTCACGTCATCGACGAACGACTCGGTGCAGGGTGAGCGTGCGCTTCTGTGGACGATGAGCCCACCGGTCACGGGATCGTCTACGATCCTGCATGTGCAGTCCCCCACGGGGCTGTACGGCTTCTGCGCACCGCCTACTACGACATCACAAAAGCGTGTTGCGTTCAGTGGGTACGTCAAGTTGGCGTCAACGTCACTTGACAGCTCTGTGCAGGTGACGCCGCAGATCGTCTTCATGAACGGTACCGGAAGCGTCCAGAGCACACTCAGCGGAGCGGTGTTGACCGCCGTAACCGGTACTGCTGGTACGGGCTGGCAGGCGTTCTGCGTGACCGGTAGCGTACCCTCTGGGCAATCTGGTGTCTACCTCGAGCCGCGGTTTGCGGTTGTCAACTCCACCGTCGCTACGCAGACCGGTTTCTTGATTGATCAACTTCAACTTGAGATCATCGACGGCACCACGTGCACTCAGTGGGAGTACGGCCAGGGACAGCCTCTTGTTAGTGTCAGATCTGACAGTGAGAGTGTTCCACGCATCCTCCGAACGAACGTGAACTACATTGCGGTGGAGGTCACATGAGGCAGGTGTCTGCGGCACTACGTGCCGCGATCGACTCGCCCGAGCGTGTCATTGACTCCACATTCACGGTGGACTGGGACAACGACGGTGTGCAGAGCATTGATGACTTGTCGCGCAAGGTCGACACGATCTCGATGACGCAGTCACTGGAGAGTAGTCTGCCTCTGCAAGTGCAAGTCGTTCCAGGTGTGGCGGTCGCTGAGGTCACCGCGAAGATTGCTCGTGGTAACACAGTGCGTTACACAGTGCCTACGTTTCTTCGGGCGCTGCAGCTCACGTCCGCTGCGGCCGCGAACATGACGAAGATCAGCATCGCTCGTCCCGCGAATGCCAAGACGGGCGATGTCGTACTTCTCGCAATCTTCGTTAGCCAGTCTGGTGTCGGCTCGCAGGCGGCAAGTTGGCAACCGCTTCGCCGATCGAATGTCACATGGCTGCCGCTCGCCGTGCGTGGCGATGGTGGTGTCTTGACGACTCGTGTCGAGGGTCTCTTGATGACGCGGCGAGTTGCCGACGATGAGCCGAACGTGTACACGCTGCAAGTCTCATCGACGAACAGCACGATCGTTCATGGATCATACGTCGCAGTCGTCGGTGACCAGGACATCATGGGCATCACGGACATTGCGCAGAAGGGTGAGGATGACGTCACAACGGCGACGTCGATCACACTTCCGCAAACGACCGTTTCGGTGCCACAGTCGACAGTCATCACGTTTGTCGCGGCGTCATCGTACGCGGTCTCGGGCACCGGGTTCACACCACTTGATCCAGCCGACACCGAACGTGATGAGACGCTGGTCAACGGTCTCGGTGTCTCGCGTCCGAGCCTGCGTGTGGCAGCACTCGTATCTGAGAACGCCGACCAGGGCACGTACACAAAGGGCGTCACGATCACGGGCAGCGTGGGTGCCAGCGAGGTTGCCACGGTTGGCTTCAGTGTCGTACTCGCGCCAAAGCTCGCGGGTGATGAGGCACAACACGCTGCGTGGACGTTCAGTGAGCTCAATCCCAACTCTCCATACGCTGGTAAGACACGCATTCGACGCAAGACGCAGTGGCTTCTCCAGTTCATCACGGAGAACGGTCGTGAGTCAGTTCCGATCTTCACCGGCTACACGACCGCGCCCAGTGGCGCAAGCGATCGCACTGTGACAATCAAGGCTCTCGATCGTCGAGAGGACATGCGTAACACGAACCAAGGCATGGACATTCTCGCTGAGTATCCAGAGAGCCGAGACAGCGTGACGGGCGGCATGCTTCCTACGCTGCCCGGTCTCGAGGCAACGTGGATGGTGTCACACCGTTTCTTTAACGCGTTCATGCGCACTCGTCCCAGCACGACGGGTGTCTTCACCTACGAGTCGCAGTCCCCAATCGCAAGTGGACTTGGTTTCTTTCCCTCGCCAATTGGGCACTTCGCCACGATGGTCTGGGCGCCGCTTCATGGGTCGGCACACGCACTGTTCGGCTTCATCCAGTTTGCGTACGCGACGATGGCCGGATCATCCACGGCAAAGCGACTCGCGTTCGAGGTAGGGCCGTTCGTCGCCGGCACGAAGAACGGTGGCCCGGGTTCCACGGTGACGATGGGATGGCAGCCTGGCGGCATCTGGGACTGGCTCGACGGTGGCACCGGGCAGTTCGTCGGACGTGCGCAGATGTGGGTTCGACGCGTGGATTCGACGAGTACGATGCGACTGCGATTCGCGGACAACTTCGGCTCCGTGCATGATGCGTGGTTCGAGGTACTTGCTAACGGACAGTCGCAGTTTCGCGTTGAACGACCTGGTGCGTCACGCACCGTTCTCGGCCCGGTGGTACCAGCGGACAGTGCATGGCACTTCCTCGCATGCAGCTTCGACTCCGTCGCGGGATCGGTGCGATTCGCGCTCGATAGCACTGTGACGACGGCAGCCATGGCCACCTGGGCGAACTCAGCCGTCACGTTCGCAATTCCGAGCGCAAACCTCGCACTCGTCAATGGCTTTCAGGTCTCTGAGCTGCAGATCGCAGGTGGCTTCGACTTCAACGGCACGCGCGCGGGTGTGCAGTTGACCGACGCGTTCGCCAACGAGAACTTCGTACCCACCGCGTTCATCGATAAGAGCGAGAACATCCTCGACGTTCTTCCACTCATCGACATCAACGACGACACCTTCAGTGTCATCGCTGCGATCGCAAATGCGGAGTTTGCAGCGTTCTTCTTCGATGAGGACGGGTATCCGCACTTTCGTACGAGTCGCAGCGACGTCTCAGTCGATGGGCAAGTCGTGCAGCGACAGATCACCGCTCGTCGATCGATCATGAACATCGGATATGAGTCTGGCGTTCAACAGGTTCGTAACGTCATCAGTGTCGCGTACACGCCATACGGTGTGTACCGCGATGCCGAGATCTTCTCTGCGTCGACGATCATCACCGTTCCCGCGGGAACGTACGTCGAGTTCACAGTCAACATCCCCGGCGCACTGGCGACGAACGTCACCGATCAGGACTACAGTGCGTTCTCAAATATCGACGGCACGGGCACAAACCTCAGTCCCGACGCATACTTTGAGATCTTCTCAGAGACCTCGGGGCAGATGACGATTCGCATTCACAACGGCTCTGGCGTGACGATGTATCTCGTCGACAACACGGGACAGCCGGACTTCCACGTACGCACGACGTACATCGCACCGCTGCAGGGCACATTCGCACCAATCACGTACGTGGACACCGACTCGATTCGCGACTTCAACGAGCAGACACTCGCGGTAGGTGCTTCCCCCTGGGTGCAGACGCAAGACTCCGCCGCAGCGATCGCGCTCAAGCTGTTGAGCGATCTCAATCAGCCACATCCCGTTATCACGAACCTGCAAATCAAGGGCGATCCCACGCTGCAGTTTGGTGATCTCGTGACGGTGCAGGATGTGAACGGGCTCGGAGTGAATGGCCAGTACCGCATCACGGGCAAGGATCCCTCGCTGTCGCCAAGTGAGGGATTCACACAAGATCTTGTTGTACGAAGCGCGGCTGCCGTGGCGTATTGGGACACGAACAGCTGGGATGATGGGACGGTGTGGGGATAGTGGTCAATCGCATCAACATCGGGCCAAAGGGCTCGAAGCTTGACTGGGATAACTGGGGCAAGCCGGTCACCGACGCGATCAACGAGCACGACACTCGCTTGAGCTTCTTCGAGAACGGCATCTCAAACGCCCGCGCCGTCGAGAACACGGCGAGTGGTACGTTCGTGAACCTCAGCGGTTCGTTCTCGTTCACGAAGCTGCTCAACGACACACGTCTTCGTGTCGACATCGCCACGTCACAGTACTTCAGCGCGAACACCGCTGGTGTGCAGTATGCAACGTTGATCAACGGCGCGGATTACCTCATGGCGCAACTCAACCAAACGACACTCGCAAGCGTGCACATGGGTTGTGCGGGCTTCCGTTACATCAGTGGTATTCCCGCCGGCACATACACTGTGCAAGCGCGGTGGCTTCGCACCGGCACGGGCACGGTGAACGCGGACAACAACGACTGGCTCTCCTTCTCCTGTCGTGAGATCGCGTAAAGCGCGGTACAATCTGGCCATGCTGGTCATTGTGCCGTCAAGAGGACGCCCACAGAACATCGCAAGTCTCTTTACCCAGTGGCACGCGACTGATGCGAACGCCACCCTCGTCGTCGCCGTCGATGATGACGATCCGAAGCTTCATGAATACCAGGCGCTCTTTGATGTTGCGCACGACGAGCGCTATCAGCTCGTCGTAGGTCCGCGTCTTCGTCTCGCCGGCACGCTCAACACTGTGGCTATGTCGCGCGTCATGCGTTCTGGCGTTCTTGACACCGACATCATCGGCTTTATGGGTGACGATCACCGGCCGCGGACGCTTCACTGGGACGTAATGATCGATGACGTGTTCAGGCAGTGGGGACACGCGGTCGTCTACGGGAACGACCTCATCCAGGGACCGAACCTTCCCACCGCGGTGTTCATGACCGCGGGCATGATCAAGACTCTCGGATACATGGTGCCGGATGGGTTCGTGCACATGTACCTCGACAACACGTGGAAGGCGTGGGGAGAGCTCATGTCTCGCCTCTTCTATCTCCCTCACGTCATCATTGAACACATGCACCCGATCGCTGCCAAGGTCTCATGGGATGATGGATACGAGGATGTCGCCGCGTTCTATGGGCCCGACGAGACTGCATTTCAGGCGTACATGAACACCGGCCGTATGTACGAGGACGGCCAGAAGCTGAGGAGTCTCATCAATGGCTGAGTACAAGCTCTTCGAAGGGGATGTCGCTGACGTCTCCACGTTCGAGTTCCACGAGCACCGTGAGCGCGCTCCGCACCTCGAGCAGGGCGTTCACCAGGGTCGGCTCAAGCTCGCCGCTGACTTCGTGCGTGAGGCTGTTGATCGTGTGGAAGGCCGCACGGCACGGCCCGCTGTGGTGATCGATCTGGGCTGTGGAGACGGTGGTCTCTTGTCGCTCATCAGTCGTCTCCCGTGGACGAACTCGTTCGGCTACGACTTCCAGCCGAGTAACGTGCACGGCTGGGACGAGCGCAACGTGCAGGCGCTGTCGTTCGACTTCGTCGAGGGTTTTGAGCACGTGCCAAATGCCGACGTGTACGTGATGACGGAGGTTCTCGAGCACCTCACGGACCCACACGGCTTCGTGCAGCAGATCCGTGCGCGCGGTGATCAGGTGCAGCTCGTCGCGTCGTCTCCCTGGACCGAGCACATTGGTTCGCACGACGCGTGCCATGCCTGGGCGTGGGACATGGAGGGCTACAAGCAGCTGATGTGGCAGGCGGGCTTTAACGTCGTGCGTCACGAAGAGGTCGGGATGTTTCAGGTAATTCACGCAGTGCCGCGAGGCATGAAGTGA